AAAGGTTCAGCCAGAAACGCCAGTTTTTGGCGTTGGTGTATATCCAGCGCCGATAAATCGAAATTCTTCCTCGCAGATTTTCCCAGCTACAAATTTCTTAGATTGGGCACCGTTCATCATTGAGGATCGCCAACAGAACACTAACGGTCTTTGGTTGAGGGAACGAATCACTATCTATCCTCCATCACCTCCAGACGAGGTTATTCAATGATTAATACTGGCAACGGAGAATTTGCATCTGAGAACAGCCCATTTGCTCAACGTAATTGGGTATGGGGAATGTCTGGAATTGGCTCGAATGTGAGCCGAGATGGTACCTCAACGGTGATTGCAAATCTGCCAAAGTCGAATGTGCAGATGGAGAGCATCAATAACTCCGGTCCACCATTTGCCGCTGGGTCTAATATTGAGCTAGCTGGTACTTTTACTCCTGGGGCTGGTGGTTCTCCAGGTGTTTTTAACGGAACTGTAATTTTCTTTGGAAGAAATCCAAAGAAAACAACAACGACAACTAGCAGTACAACAACGACCACGCCGCCACCAACTACTACTACATCTTCGACTACAACGAGTAGCACCACGAGCACCACTAGCACCACGACAAGTACTACAACAACGACTAGTTCCACGACTACGACTTCAAGCACGACGACAACTTCGACTAGCACGACGACAACTCCACCTCCCACAACTAGCACGACGACAACAGCGCCACCAACGACGACAACGACCACACCTGCGCCAACGACTTCATCAACTTCATCAACAACTACAAGCACAACCACTACAGCACCGCCATAATTCATGCTCACAATACCGGAGGCTAGATCATATGATGAAAGAAGTGCTGATGCAATACCTTGGCACACAACACTCCTTGGAAACTACATGCAGCACAATTTCTGGATGTATGCAATTATCGACAGGGTAATGCTAGCAAATCCACAAATTCAATCCATTTTTGAAATTGGAACTGGCTCTGGATGTGTAACTACAATTTTTGGTCTATGGGGAATTCATCGTGGAATACCTGTTGTAAGTATTGACCATGTTCATCGTCATCACGATCACATTCTCAAAAGACTTGGCGTGGAGTTTTTGCAAATTGACGAAGAGCTTCCATCCACTCAAGATACAATCCTAAATCGAATCGGAGACAAGCCAACATGGTTGTTCTGTGATGGTGGATGCAAAAGTCGCGAGTTGAAACAATTTGCACCATTGCTTCCAAGTGGATCAATTATTTCAGCCCACGATCTTGGAACTGAGTTTAGGCACCATGTAGATGCTAAAAAATTGTGCGATGATGGAGTCATTCAGCCATACAAGCCTGAATGGTGGATGGAATTCAACGTGCAATTAGCCTTGTATAGCAAGTTATGATTGACAGTGTGCTATACGTTGGAAGTGGCCTATCAGCACTCCAAGCAAATGAGTATAGAAGCAAGGTTGATGTTTGTTGTTCAGTAAACAACGCATGGCGTGCATTAATGCCAACTGGTTCTGATTATTGGATTTATCCAGGAGACTTCCCACCAGAAAATTTTCCACCAAAAGAATTCAAGCACCAGAAGATCAGTTACGATGATTTTCAAAACTCAGCAGAAAGAGTTTTTGCTAGATTAGGTCAAAAATATGTATTTCCACAACATAAAGCTGGATACACTATATTCTTCCAGGGGTTGTATTGGATATTTGATAATTTGAAGCCAAAGAGAATTTACACCATTGGATTTGATCATGATTACTCGGCTGAAAAAGTGCGTAAATGGATTGAGCACAAATGTCCAGCGCCTAATAATAAGTTCAATGGAGAGTCGCCAGTATCTGTAAAAGATTGGTCTGACAACTTTTTCAGCAACTGCCCAGAAGATTCAATTTACGGTCATGGAACACCTGATCCATGGAGGCTTGGCATTGATGAGCTTACTGAATTTTTTAATCGCGCATTGGAGTGTTCGTCCCAACTTGGTATTGCATTATTCAACGCTTCTGGTATAACTAATGGACTGAATAATTTCCCTCAAGGGAAACCATAAATATGAAACTATGACATCACCATCTCTAACCATTTCAATGGCAACCTTCGATGATTTCGATGGAATTTTTTTTTCCGTTCAATCACTCCGAATATACCAAGACCTTCCAGAGAACACTGAATTCCTGATTCTTGACAATAATCCCGACAGTGATCATGGGAGGCAGATCAAGCACTTCGCTAAGGACGTTCCAAATATGCGGGTGGTTGATGTCACTGATCGTCAAAGCAGCTTCGTAAAATATGACGCATTCAGTCTTGCTACTGGCGATGTGATCCTTGGCCTCGATTGCCATGTTCTGCTCCAACCTGGATTCATCGCTTCCATGATGGAATATTGGTCGCGCAATCCAGACTCCAAGAACATGCTTACTGGGCCGTTGATGTACGACAGTCTGAAAGCCACAAGTGAGCAAATCGACCCAGTGTGGCGCGGTCACGACTTTGGAATTTGGGGAGACAATAAAGAAGGCTTGAAGTCGGGTGAGCCTTTTGAGATTCCAGCACAAGGAATGGGATGCTTTTCGTTTATTCGCGCCAACGCTCCTGTGATCAATCAAGGATTCCGAGGCTTTGGTGGCGAGGAATGGTATATGGCCGAGATGGTTCGTCACAATGGCGGTAAGGTTATCTGCCATCCAAAAATGGGTTGGAATCACCGTTTCAACTGGCCGAAGCGAACATTCCCACTCACGATTGATGACAAGCTGCACAACTACTACACAGGTTGGCTGGAGATTTACCGCAACATCAACCACCCGATGATGGTAGAAATGACACAGCACTGGATTTCTGAGCTTGGGGAGGATGTGGTCAAGCTGGCTATTTTCAAAGCCGTTCTTGGTAATGCGTTTACGCTGCCAACAAATCCGCCAAAATCCCCCTTGCCCATCCAGCCATAACGGTTAGAATCGGTGGAGATGTCCACCGGCCTAACAGTTGCGGATGTCAGGTCAATGATTGGCAATGCCATCTTCCCTGGCAATCCTAATTCAGAGCTTTTCCTACCGATTCTCAATCAGGGAGTCGAGAGGATCATCAACTCTGGTTTGTGGAAGAATATGTACGGCCAAGTGGATTACCCGTCCACGACTGGCTACATTACCCTTCCGAGGCGCTACGAGTCAATCGTTGGCGTCACTCGCGTCAACTGGCCCACGATGCCATTCTCGCGCATGCAGGAGTTCATGACTTCTGGCCCTGGCTACATTGACGAGACGACGAGAGATCTTCGCATCATCTTGGATCAAGGCGATGTTTGCACGCAGGAGTATCAAGCTGACGCTGGATTGATCCGCCTCACTATCGCTGACGCAAACGATGTTGGTCAAGTTGTGCGAATTTACGGTCACGACGCAAACGGCAACACCATTTTCGATGCTAACGGTGTAGAGGGCATTGACCTAACGCTCGTCAATCCAACGGCAACTACTGCTGTTCAGATGTTCGTTACTCAGGTTGTCAAGCCTCTCACTACCGGCAACGTCACGCTATCGGTTGTTGTTTCTGGCACTCCGACTGAGCTTTCTGTCTATGAGCCTAGTGAAACGAATCCTATTTATCGTCGTTACAAGGTTGGCACAATCGAGGCTAGTCCAGACAATAAGCCAGTGCTTCGATGCCTTTGTAAGCGTCGTTTTGTTCGACTCATTCAAGAGACTGATTTAATCTGGCCCGACAACATTGGTGCGCTGAAATTCGCAATGAAGGCGATCCAGCTTGAAGACAGTGGAGGAGCTACAGAGTTTCAACAGTCGCAGATTTTCTGGCAGAAGTGCTACGAAGTTCTTAACCAAGGGCTGAAACAAAACCGAGGAGCTATCCGTCCTAAAATGGCAATGGACTGGTCCTTCTCAGCCGGACAAACTCCACAAACTCGATAAATTATGGCATATACACCACGCAGATCAGGCATTAATGATTTCCAGATGAAGCAAAATCTTCCATCAGCATACAGTCTCAATACAGGACAAGCTAGTCCTGGTGCTTTGGAAAATATGCAGCGCAACAACAATGAAATGCTGCCGCCATCGCTGCAACGCTCAACGCCAGTTGGACGTTCGCGCAACTCTCCTGACCGCATCGCTGAGCGAGAGCTTCGCCTAAAATCGCGTCAGCTTGACCAAGCTCTTTCTCCATTTGCCCAATCTAATATGCAGTCTGAAGGATTCTCTCAGCCTCAACAAATGGCTCGCAATTCAGTTTTTGGAGCGATGCAACCACAAGCATTTACCATTTACCACTAAAAAACATGGCTACCACAATCGCTGGTGACACAGAATCACCGACATTCAATGCAACGAGTAATCCATACACTGGAAACACTTATGAATCTTTAGGTGGAGCATCTAGACTCACGCCTAATTTCCAGTCCATTTTTGTCAATACAAGGCCGCAAATCTCAACCGCCGATCAGCTTCTACAGGCCGCTCGTGAGAGATTGAGGAACGCTGGCGCTGCTGCTCGAATGAAGATGCGTGAGCAGGAGGAACAAGGTGTGCGTTCGTATGTGCCTGCAAATCCAGAAGCAGCGGCTGGAGAGCTTTTCACAAGATTGGAATCTTCTAAGTTGCCGATTACAAAATCCTTCGACCCAACCGAACTTCGCCAGCGTCCAACTGGTGGCGTTATCGCTTCCTATGGCCCTCAAGAGCGCGTTGTGACTAGCCGCTACGGAACTGGAATCGCAACCGCCCCAACCAGAAAACCAGCAACCTTCGACGGCAAAACCAAAGCGCAATTCTTCGGTCAAGCCGCTGCTCGCCAAGGAGAAGACAACAAATATGCGCGTGCTGAGAAGACTGGCAAGGTGGATGAACTTGGTAATCCAAAGTTCACCAGCAAGGCCATTCCGAAAGGCTCAGACGCAGGTACGGAACGAGTCTTTGAGGCTATGAAGAATGGCCTTCCAATGCCACCGCGTCAAATGGATGAGTATGAAGCGAGAAAAGCCGCTGAAGCTCTCTGGAAAGAACGCACATCCGCTTAATTTATGCCAGTCATTGACCTTGCCGACTACCTTGGAATGCCTGTTCAGGCACCCGCTAATCCAGTTTTTAACCAAACTCGGAAATCTACTGGCGTGGCATCACTTGATCGTGAGGTTGATGATTTCTACAAGGGTGCGGCAGCAATAGATCAGCTTCGTAGCCTACAACGCCTAGCTCCAGTATTTGAAGCTCAAAAAGCGCAATTTGCTTACGACGAAATCGCGCAAAAAGCCAACGACTTGCGAAAGAAGCAGGAGATTGAGGCGCAGGTTGAACGTGCGGCGAGCGAACTAGCTGGTGGCAATCTCAATCCTGAGAGCGATGATTTTGCGGTGAAATATCGCGATCTGGCGACTCGCAATCCTTTGGCATTTAGCGATCCTCGATTTAGCACTGTTGCTGGACTGTATGAAAATCAATACAAGGGCTATCAGCAGGCGAAGCAGCAGAGAGCGGAAGCTGAAGCGAGGGCTGCTCAAGCAAGAATTGACGCTGAAAATTCCGCGTATGCCTTTGGTGTTCCGGCTGGACGCATTACTCCCGAAATGAGTATCAGGGATATTAACATTGAGCGAGGCAAGGTAAAAACAGCAGGAGCTGGAACTCGTGGCGGAGCGGCTTCAGCAGAAGAGCGACGGTTGAGTAATATTTTAAATGTCCGTGCAAAAGAATATGAAGACGCCAAAAAGAGAGTTGAGGACTTTGACCTAAAAGATACAGATCAAGAGTTTATTGACGCAAGAAATGCTTGGAAAGAAGCTAGCAAAAAATATATTCAATTCAACGAGACTGGAGGAGTTCCAGCCGCACCAGCCACTCAGCAGCAGGTAAGTCCATCTGCCGTAGCCGCAAGTTCTAGCGCGTTGCCTTCCGCTCCAACCTCCTTCAAAGATACCATGAAGGGATTGGCGGCACCTAAGGCAGAAGATATTCTCAAGGTTAATGAGGCTGAGATTTTGCAAGGTATTAATGATCCTTCTGCGGATGAGAATACCTATATAGCAGCTATTGATAGTGGAAACACTTCGCTAGAGGTCAAGAAGCAGGCTTTGGCAAAATTACAGCAATTTGCTAAATCACCACCACCACGATCCGATTTGACGGTTGGTGAAGCAATTCGTCGCAGAGCAAATCTTCAAACCTTGGCTGAACAAGCAAAGCAAGAAGTTGATGCCTATCCAGTTGTGCAGCAATACAACAAAGCGTGGTCTGGGATTAAATCCACAATGGATAAAACTCTGGATGAATTCGCTAAATCCATATCATCATCTAAAGATCAGGTAATCAACTCGCTAAAATCTGGCGAACTGATTCAAGGCATTCCTGGATACGAAACTTCAGATGTCGATCAAGGTGGCGTATCTGTGTATCGCCTATTGAGTGATTATTTCGCCGACAAAATGGGTCAGAAGAGATCGTTTGGCATGAATCGCCCCGGTTTAAGCCAAACCGTGGAGGAGCTTGAAGTATTCAGGGCAAGTCCCTTTGCCGCCAAAATTGGCATGCGCGGACCACTGGGACTTGGAGGCTCCAAAACATGGACCGATGTGTTGGACGTTTATTTGGCGGAAAAATCAGGATCACCATCTCAATCGCCACAGCCAGTTCAAGAATCCATTGTGGAAATTTCAAACGAGGAAGAAGTTGATGCTTTGCCAAAGGGGTCTAAATTTAGAGGACCGGATGGTAAAGTCCGCATCAAATAACTTCTTTTATGGCTTCTGAAACAGACTGGCTGACAAAATACCCCGAAGTCGAACAAAAATCTTGGCTGGATAAGTATCCAGAGGCCGAGGATAAACCATTTTTCGACCTGTCTGACACTCTTTCCGCCACTGGAAGAGCTTTTACCTCTCTTGGAACGAGCGTTCCTGCGTCAATGCGTCAGGCATTTGGAGGCTTGGAAAATCCTTGGCAGCGCAGTGAGAGCTACATGCAAAGTCGGGCAGATATGCAAGCTCTTCAGGAAGAGCTTAATGCTTCCGAAGCAGCCGCTATGGAAGGCGGTGACGCATCATCGGTTTCATCCTCAATTCGAGAAGCAACTCCAAGCCTTGGATTTTCAGGATCAACTCTGGTTCCAAGTCTTGCGGCAGGTGCCGTAACCGCTCTTGCTACCAAAAGTCCGGCAGCGGCACGTTCAGCAGCAGCGGGAACATCGCTTTTGATGGCCTACCGCATGGCTGGCGCTCAATTCCTTGATGATTCTCGCGAAAGAATCGACAATTTCTTCCAAGAGAAGCTGCAACGTCCGCTGACTCCAGAAGAGCAAAATGAGGCATACGAGGAATTGCTTCCTTTAGCCCGTAAATTTGGTGCTGCCGAAGCTGGTCCAGAAGCTCTTGGCAATATGGCCCTCGGTGGCGCTGGAAAATACATCCGAAAGGCTCTGGGTGGCAAGAATGGCATCATGAGCCTTGCCTCAAATGCTCTATCTAAGGTCACTGGAGCTAAAGCAGTAGGAGCAGGTATTGGCGCTGCTGCTGGTGAAGTTGGCACAGAGGCGATTACCGCAGTTGAGCAGGATCGTATCAACAAGGAGTTTGAACAAAGTGTTCTTCGTGGAGAAGCGCCTGAGAGTGTTGTTTTGCCAGACAGGACGGTGCAAGATTATACCAAAGGAATCACTGAAGTTGCTCCGACAACTCTCGCGATGACTGGATTGATGGGCTTGGCTGGACTTGGACCAACAGCCCTCAATCGAGGTTATAGAGCTTTGCGTCCACAAGCTGAACAGCGGGCTGTTGAAGCTGAAATTGTTCCAGAGGAACCAGCGCCAGCGCCGCCCCCAGCACCAAAGACTCCAAGCCAAGTCATCGCTGACACGCTCTTGACCAATGCAGTCAACGTCTCATCTGATGCTACGAAGGCCACAGAAGCCGCGCTTGCAGTTGTGCAAGGCGTTGCAGCTACTACGCCTGTTGAGTTGCCAGTTCCAACTGTTGCTCCTACCGTAGAAACACCTTCTCCAGCAATGGAGCAGATTAAAACGCCATCACAAACGATCACTGACTCTGCGGAAGCAGGTGCAGGGGTGGGTGAGGCACCTATTACTGAAGAAACCGTTCTTCCAGCGCAACCCACAACCCAACTAGAAAATGCCCCTCTCAAAATCCCCGAGCAAGAAAGCCTTCTCCAAGAACCTCAAGGCCGAGTTGAAGGCCGGGAAACCGCTGAAGCAAGCCTTAGCGATCAGCTACTCAGTCCAGCGCCAAGCCAAGAAGAAGTAGCTCTATTTCAAGAAAAACTTGATTCCTTTTGGCAGGAAAAACCGACTCCACAAACAGTATGGGAGTTGGCCGAATCCGTTCCTGAAGGAGTGTGGGTTGAAGATGGTTCTGGCGCACTAAGGTCTAAAAAATCAAAGACCAGAACTACTCGAAGAGGCACTCAAGTTATTGAGTTTGAAACTGAATGGTTTAATGAGGAAACCCAACAATGGGAGCCTCTTCCACAAGGTTATACACAGGTTGAAAAAAGAGCGGATGGTTCATTTGCTTCCAATAACAGCCTGCCTACTGCATGGACACCGGGATCATATACTGAAGTATCATCTGGTAAACGTGTTATCACGAAACCAGTAGTTGCATCTCAAGCCACACAGTCAAAAAAACAAGAACCAATCACCCCGCAAGGGACGCCGACGCCCGCTACCGAAGGCACGGTCATGCCGGGAGGCAGCGCCATGGAGCGGGATGTGACGAAGCCGGAGCAGATGACGCCGGAGGAACACTTGAACGCTTGGAATCAATTAAACATTGATGCTCAAAAAGCGAGGGAAAAGGCAAACGCTGCTAAAGCGAAATTGCTTCCTAAAAATCCTGCGTCGCAAATTAGGCAAATGGAGAAAAACGCCAAACTAGAGCAAGAAGCAATTACTCTAGAAAATTTGAGAGATGAATTTCCTCCAACTCCTAGTTTTGCAATTGAGAATGCGGTAAAAGAAGGAAAGCCATTCTCGGTAGATCTCCATAAAGCATCAGGATATGCCTATATTCCCTCTGGCTACACCCGCCAAGGCGACCTCTATGTATTCCAACCGGGGGCAACTGGCGAACCAGTTCAGGCAGCACCTTCTGCTGCACAGGCCGTGACGAAGCCAGCTACAGTCAAATCTACAGAGTTGCGAGTTGGTGATGAAGTGTCGTTCAAGGGAAATACATACCGTGTAAAGAGCAAGTTACTTGATGGCAGAGTTCGAGCCGAGTTCACAAATCCAGAAGGCATCGCCAAACTTCCAGCGGGTTCTGTTAACATCACAACCCTACCTCGTAACGTCAATCTCACACGCATTGAAAAACCATCTCCCCAAACCACAACGGTAGCCACACCAACAGAAACCGCCGCTCCCTTGGCTAAGGAAGCGGCGGTAGCCAGTGTTGTTCAACAACCAGCAGAGGGGTCGATCCCTGCTGTTGAGCAAGAATCTGCTACAACTGCCATAGAGTCAAATGAAAAAGCGGACATTGCAGATGCCGCAATGGCGTTCTTGGAAGAGGATTTGACCGAGAGCAAAAGGCAATGGAGTCCAGAAAAGATCGCTGCCGCAAAAGCCTACTTCGCTAGCGGTGGCAAAGACATGGATGTGCTTCGCGCTGCATTTCCAAAGCTAGTTGGCTCTCGTCCGATTGTTCAAGCCTATCTCAAGGCTGATAAGGAGGCATCCGAAGCTCAAGCTAAGCGTGATGCAGCCGATGCCAAGCTCGCCAAGGAAATCGAGCGTGACGAGAAGGAGCAAGCCAAAGCAGAAGAGGCACAAAGGAAACGCGATGAGCTAAACCTCAAAACACTCAACTCGCTCATTCAGAAAACGCGCACGAACGTCGTTCAAGGAACCGTCAATCCAACAGATGCCAATCAAGCTGTCGCGATTCTCAATCGTTCAGGCGAGATTCCAAACGTGCTATTCACCTGGATTGGCACCTCAAAGGATTTCCTTGCTGATCCTGCGAATCGCGTTCGTTATCCTGAGACTTGGGCAGCAGTAAGCGCCGACTCAAAAATCGAAGGCATGTCGGAAAATGGACAGCCGATTGTTTTCACTGATAACGTAGGCGTATCCGATCTTGATCGCAAGCTAGCCAATCTTCAAGGAACTACGCCAGAAGTGGCGGCAGTTCGTCGCGTCATTCTTCATGAGAACATCCACAAGGGCATGTTCTTCTTGTCGATGAAGGAGAAGATGCAGATATTCTCGTTCTTGCGCCGGATGTACTCTCCACAGGAGCTTGATTCGCTTGCTGAGTCCTACAGCGAGTATGCAGACTGGCGCACAAATCAGATTAGCTACTTCAGCATCCTTGAAGAAGCGATGACTCGCGACTTCGATTCAATGGTGGAAATCCCGCGTGATGGCATTTGGGCAGAGTTCATACAATTTCTGCGTGGCATTTGGCAGAAGATCACGGGTAAAACGAGCGAGCCTACCTTGAAGGACTACAAGGACGTTTTCCGCCTGATTCGCAATAGCTTGAAGAATTCGGAGAAGGTTAATGCTGACATGCTGGTGAATGGTGGTGGCGTGCGGATGAGTTACGCAGGCGAAACCTCCATTGAAAATCTTCCCGAAGAACGCCGTCAGTTCATGCGTGACTCGTTGGACACTGCAAAGGTGATGGCCGCAGCAGGCAAGACGAGCGAAGAGATTCGCGCCGTCGCTGGTTGGTTCCCCGGCAAGTATGACGGGAAGATGCGTTGGGAGGTGCCGGATGAGGGTGCTGCATGGAGCGGGAGTCTCGACTGGCAAGAGGCTGGAAAAGCATCCGCCAAACCCTCCTTCTACGGGGCGTTCTCGAATCTTCGCGGGGACGATTTCTCCATCCGCAAGCTGCCGCTGTCCTCCCTGCTAAACCATCCAGCCTTGTATGAGGTGTACCCCGACCTAAAGGACGTTGCGGTTCAGACCATCAATATCAAGCCTTCCCAAGCGGCATGGGGACCAGCGGGCATCACGATTGACGTTGACGCTTCCCCGGGGGAAGCCTTGTCGTCTGTCCTCCATGAGGTCCAGCATTGGATTCAAAGCAGGGAGGGATTTGCGGCTGGGTCATCCCCTGATGTTTCTGAAAAGCGGCCATGGGAGTCTATTGTCTCTTCGCATGAGGACACTACTATTGAGTTGTCAGATGCGTGGTCGCTTCGCAATAGCATAGATAAAGGCTCCACTCTACCCGAGGCGAAGGGAGCTTTTGAAGCTGAGTATGGGCGCAAGCCGCACATCACCTCTGGTCAGTTGGCTAAAGCGATGACCAAGGATGAGATAAACGCCGAGATGGATCGTCTCGCACAGAGCTTTGAGAAAGCAAGGTTCTTGGCACAGAGGGGGCTACTCGGAGACGCTTACAAACAATACTTTAACACAGCAGGCGAGATCGAAGCTCGCGATGTACAAGCACGCCAGAATCTAACACCCGAACAACGTGCAGCCACGGCCCCATACTCCTCAGAAAACATCGCCAAGGAAGATGCTATCGTGATGTTTGGTGGCAGTGGAACTCAAGCCTCTGTTGTTACCTACGACTCCCCTAACGATGCCGCATTCAACAGTGGCGCTGAAGTAGCTCGCAACACTGACTACGACGAACGCGACAAGGAAGTGCGTTCTACTATTCGTGCGGCATACGATATTGCTCCGAAAACAAATGGTCCATCGGTGCCACTAGACGAGCTTTTCAGCATCGTGAAGCAGTCGATGCCTGATCTGACAGAAACCGAGTTCAGCCGCATTTTGCAAGGCTTGTATGAGGACAGTGGGGCGCTGTTGATTGAAGGTGAATCTCCATTTGCTACCTTCACCACCGAAGGCGAACGCGCTGGCTCTGCGATTATCATGCCGCCTACCGACATGACTAAGGATGATGTCATTTCCATGCTTCGTGGTATGTCTGCTGCGAATCCAGCGCCATCTGGAGGAATAAACCAAGAATTATATGATACAGTACTTACTCAACTCAGGAATTTTATATCCAATGGAGGGCGAATCCCTTTACCAATTCAATTGGACCGCTCTGGTGAAGCCAATATGGATAATTACACCGGCAAAAAGGCCGGACTTGGTGGAGGTTTACGACAAGGTTCTGGAGTTGGCCGGGCTGGACAGACTGATAGCGGGACACCACTCTTCGATGGCCTTCCAGAAGGAGTACAGGGAGTCATACCACAAGCACAAAGAGTCGAATCAGAAGTTTCTAGAAATCGTGAGGCAATTGCAGGAAGAGGGGAAAATCGCGAAGGGAAAGCCGGGGCCAGACCTGACATGGGAATGGCAAGTGGTGGCTACACTTTTGCCGATTATGCTCAAATTGCGTCCAGAATTGGAGCAAGAGTTCAGGAAGTTTCTAACGACATCGGAGGTGGACTGGCTGTTATGGCGGATGAAAATGGGGCCACAACCATCCTCATCAATGCCGCACAACTTAGTGAGCGGATGGCTGGAATCAGCTTCGGCTTAGATATAAATGGCGCTCTTGAAACTATCGGAAATGCCTTGGTTGAGGAACTGATTCACGCTGCCGACTTTGCAGTTCAACGTGAGGCGTGGCTTGCCAGCGGAAGGCGTAAGCCGTTTACTGAATTTGCTACCAACAGCGACAAATCCATGTTGGAAGACATGAGAAAGGTTGTGGCATCAAGCAATGATCCAGTAAAAGCAACACGGATACTTTTTGATGCGATTCAAGCATCTCGCCAACTTTACGGTGCAGGCGCAACTCCAAGTGACATTGATGAGATATTTTCATCTCCAAATGGCAACATCAGCATAGTGATGTCCGAGTTTGTGCGCCAGATGATTCAGCAAGACATGCACCAAACGGTTTCGGAAGCATCGCTATTCCGCCGCTTCATTGAGCGCGTGATGAAAATGCTACAAAAGATTCGTGATGCCATCGCTCCTGCAAAGGCTGGCGAGTTTGGCGATATTCTCAAGAATCGTATCAACGAGACTGAAATGATGCTGGCGATGGCTTATCAGCAGACTGGCGCAAGGGCATCTATGATTGATCCTGAAGACGCTGCAACCAAGCAGTTCGCGAAGAATATTAAGGACATCAACAGTGGCACAGCTAAGGCTCCGTTTGGAGGCGTTCAGTTCAAAAACTTCATGCCAATTGACCGCACGGTCAAATCTGCTGAAGAATACAGTGACGCTGCCATCAAATACGTCAACAACCTTGAGAAGGAAGGCGTTTCGCTTGATGATATTGCGAACTCAGTCATCTCGCCAGCATTCCTTGAAAGCATCGGTATTGAGCAAGACTTGATGGCCCAAGACGCTCTGACTATCGAAGTCCGTCAACGTGTGGACAACGCTGCACGCGAGGAAAAGTTTCCAGGAAGAAAGAAGCAACTATCTAAACTTAGCGAGCGCCTATCTGCATTCTGGCAAGGCGTTGGTAGCAAAAAAGGTCAACACCTTGGACAACGACGCTATCTTGTGAACAAAGCTCGTTATAGCTGGATGTTCATTCGTGAAATCGCAGAGAAAGCGATGAAGGAGGCTAGAACCAATATCCTCATTTCCAACTTTGGAGGCGAGAATGCAACTAGCTTCACGCAGAACAGCTATGCCGATTCTGATAAAGCCAATCAGCAGGCTGTTGATGAAGTTGCTAAGGATGTCGTCAACAATGATGAGTGGGCATTGATTAAGGAAGGTGAACAGGTGTTTGAAGGCGCTCGTAAAACCATGTGGGAACGAGTTAAGTTCTTGGTTGCTCAGTTAGCCATATTTGCTCGCAGAAAGTCAATTAAAGCCTCTAATGCCAAGGCTTCATTCACAGATGCTCAAATGAGCGAGCTAAACGCCATCCTGCAAATGTCGGATGATGAAGCGGCTAAAGCAGAGGCGAAAGTATTGGCAGAACTGGATTCTCTCATGGCTAAACTGGTTGGCGATGAGTCACCAACCGATACACCTGCCGAAAAGGCCAAGCGCAAGAAGCGCAAGGAGATCATCGACACGGTGGATAAGCGAGTGAAGGCTGGCGAATCTATTGAGCCAACCGAAGAAACAGAAACTAGCGAGGAAGAAGTCACAAAGGCTGAAGCCACCGCTCAAGCCATCCTAAAGGATTTGTCAGAGCGTTATTCTGATCCTCTTATCTTCAAAGAAAAGAAGCTGAACATCAACGAAATGCGCGAACTCTACAAAGAGCGCGTAAAGCAAGGCAATGGCGCATCGCAAATGACGGAAGATTCATTCGTGAATAAAGCGATTGAACTTGGCGCTGATGAAAAGACCGCTGGCATTCTTTGGAGTGCGGCAGAACTAGAAATAGATGCCCGTGAGGCAATGCGGCAGGATAAGATCCGTCAACGCAATGCAGCAGCAGTAGAACGCGCTGATGCACAGGCTCATCGAATCATATTTGCCAAGGAGCGTTTGAAACGCCAAAGCGGATTTGCTGACATAGATACCAATCAGAACAAAGATACGATTATCAAAGCGTTCCGTGAGCAGGTTGAATCACCTGTTGCGCTTGATGCCTTCGTTCAGCGCCTTATTCCACTCAAGGTTAGTAGGCAGGTTGCAGAACGTCTATTTAGAGCGGCAGAACGCGAAAAGACCGATCTTGCTGCAATGGCTGTTTTTGATAAGACGCAAGGCCCAAAAGCCCTGCAACGAATGATCAATGAGATCAACAACATGCGCCGTGGCGAGGAAATTCCTCTCAGGACACCTATCCCTTGGCGTCAGCTTCTCTCCCAAAGCGCAAAAACAGTTGAAGAATACCGCCAACGTATCTTTGACGCTATCTCTGCCAACGAGGAACTCAAGAACGCAACGCCAGAGCAAAAGGCACGTCTTGCAGACTTGTTCGCTGAAGCATGGGAATCCAATCGCACTCGTATTCTGGATGGTATGCTTGAGCGCATGATTCGCGCAGAAGAGGCCAAGAAGAATCTCAGCAAAGAAGGCGCTAAAGCTCTTCAAGCGCAACGGATGCGTATCGTTGAGGACATCAACTTGGGCATCTTCGATAACGATGAACTGGCAAAGCGCATGGCAGAGAAATTCGGCATCAAGTCCGAGTTCACTGAGACAGAGCGCGAAAAGATCAATTCGCTTATCGAGGTGCTTCAAGACGAAGGATTGAACGCTGTGAAGCGCCAAGTTGCTGCCTACAAGCTACTTGAGGTGCTGCAAGGCGAACTCAAGATTCCAGTGGCAAAGATGCTCGCTGACTTCTGGGTTTCCAGTGTGCTCTCTGGTCCAAATACTATCGTCTCAATTGGTCTTGCTGTTGCCAGCGGTGCATTCGAGCTTTCCACGGCATTGTCTCGCGTGTTCATCGCTGGATTCACCAATCCAAAGCAGCTTCCATCTGAGCTTGCTGGTGCATACAAAACACTCGCTCGATTGCTGAGTGCTTATGGTCGTCAGGCAAACATCGCGTGGCAATACCTTGTGAGTGGTGATCCAGTGTTTCTTGATCCATCTATGAACGATGTGACCGAGAACATGCAGTGGGGCAATATCGGTAAGAGCAACAAGCTGGCAGAACAAATGGCGAAGTCTGACAAGATTCTCGTCAAGAGCGCAGGCTTGTTTATGCGGACAGTTAGCCGTTTGCTTACCGCTCTCGACGTATTCAATAGTGGACTCACCAAGGAAGGCTCGCTTTCCATCGTATTCCGCCAGATTGGACTCGATCCAGCTAAGATTGCTGAAATGGAGAAGAAGTCTGATTTGAAGCCTTACAAGGATGCCATTATTCAGAAAGACTTCAGCGGAACAGCTCCAAAGTCTGCACGCGACAAGGCTATTCTTGATTCCTACGCTCTGGCCGACATGATGGCAGAACTGGATAAACTTGGCAACGTGTCCGAGAACGCCAACTTCTTCGGTCAACAAGGTGCCATGACGCTTGATCCATCTGGACTTGGTGGTGTCGGTTATCGTGCGATCAGATCGCTTGTTACCAACGCTGAAGCAGGTGCTGATAGATTCCTAAAGCAAGCTCAACGCGGATGGAATGACTCGGCGCAGAATGGCGATAGGATTCTCTCTGGACTTGAGTTGGCATTCGCTTACTTCATGCAGTTCGCTGCCTACAATGCAGCTAACTTTGGCGGTGTTCGCTTCGCACGTTTCGCTGGCAACAAATTCAACCAAGGTCTGAGCTTCATTCCAGGCATTGGTTTCGCTCGCGCATTCGAGGCTGAATTTGACCCTGATCGTATCAGAGGAAAAGAGGCATTCATCGACTCAATTCGGCGCAATCAGATTATTGGAGTGATGTTATTCGCTGCTGGCTATCAAATCCTGAAAGCCATCGCGGACGAGCCAGATGACGAGAAGCGTGGTTGGTTCATCAATGGTAGCTGGGGTAACCTCACACCTGAGAAGAAGCAGCAGAAGCTAGCCGCTGGCGAGAAAGAGTACACCATCGGCATCAATGGCAAGGTGTTCAATTACGCCAACTGGCCTATTTCATCTGTGCTTGCAGCTATCGGAAGCCTTTCTGATCTGATCCGCTTCTCGCCAGATCAATGGAATGACAAAAACGTGGCTCAAATTATGGCAAGTGCCGCAATGTCTGGCGCTGCTGCTGCTGCTGACATTCCTGCTCTTTCCCAGTTCCAAGAGCTATTCGGCAACAGCTTGTCCAGCAAAGACCCCAACGAGAAGCGCATGGAGCGTTTTGCCAAGGTGATGTCAAGTTACGCTGGTGGCTTCGTTCCTCGATTCTTGAAGGACATCGACTACGCGCAAGATCCAAATCTGCGTAAATACGAAACACTGTGGGAGAAAACAGCCTCGCACATCCCTGTTTACCGTCGCTACGAAGGCAAGGAGTACTACGACATCTTGGGCCAGCAAATCCAACGCAATGTGTATCCTGGAAGCCGCGAGTTCATGGTGAAGCCAACCGATCCGGCCTACAAGGTTCTCGGTGCTCTCAATTCCCGTGGAATTTGGCTGACTCCTGCCAATGCCGAACACCGCATGGTTGGCAAGGGCGCTCGTCGTCGCTCTCTTACACAGGAAGAAGCCGACAACTACAGCCTTGAAACCGGCAAAGGATACAAGCAGATGCTTCTGCGATACGGCCAGCGTGCGCTCCAGATGCCCACAGAACGCGCTAGAGCATTCTTGTTGGACAAAGCTGACGAAGTGCGCGACAGGGCGCTAAAGAAGGTCTATAGAGGCTATCAACCTGCAACGTGATGCAAGAACTCATCCGCAAGAACACCATCCCAAAGGAATTCAACCACGCGAAACTGCGTGAGCTATTTCCAACGGCTGTCATCACTGGCGATACATACGGATTCTTTTACCACGTTGAAGCTACAAATACAGTGTTCGTCAGATACGGTTGGCGTGATCTAGCGAAATCCGTTCAAGAGCACCTGGAAGGAAATGGTATTGAGATTCCAGCGAATCTTGGCCTCATCATGCAGGAGGCATTCTGCCAGCATCGTCCTGATTTATGCGTTGATCGTGATCCTGACAGCGAGGCTAAAATTGGAGCGTTTCAAATGATGAAGCGGTTCTACAACTCTGCCGTAAAGCCTTACTTGGCTGGCGAGCTTGTTGATCAAGCGGAGGCAAATCGAAGAGCGGCTATTTGTGCAACTTGCCCCAAGAACACGGATAAGATTGTGGAGTTCTGCGTTAGCTGCTCAACTCGTAGCCTTGTTGGGCATATAAACCAGTTCTTAACGAGTCGGCATACGCCTAGCGATCCGCTGTTGAAGACGTGCCAGATTTGCAGCTGTGATCTTCGTATGAAGTGCTGGTGTCCTACAGAGGCAATGCGAGAACCTGAGTTGGCTGACAAGTGGCCTGATCACTGTTGGATGAAGTAGCTAAACTTCCGCTGTAGCCTACGCTTGATTGTCAGTCGGACAAAATTGAAGTTCATCTAGCATATCAGAAGGTTCTGCCTTCCCGTTTGCCATCGTTTCAATCCAGCGTGCAGGGTCAATGGTTGCTGTGTGCTTCCATCCAACATCCAACATCGCAGATTCAAACTGGCATATTTCGTCAGCGGAGAAGCATTTAATCACTCCGTTAAGCGCATAGACAAAAAGCATCCGGCCCAACAAGGCTTCTGATGAAACGCTGACAACATCGTTCTTGGATTCTGTATTCATTCGCGGTGAGCTTCTACTTTAGCATTCGGCAGCACAATCTTCCTCCAATGTGTTGCGTGATCATAACCACGGTCAAATGCACCTTCCCAGATGTCATCGCCATCAGACCAATCTACATCGCCGTATTTATTGGCGTCTTCTTTGGTTGGCAGGCGATCATCAATTAGAACCCATGAGAGTTCGAGTAGCATCTTTTGCAGTTCATCAATGGTTTTCATATTCGGTATCTAACTATACGTCCGTTTTTGGTTGAGATGCAAGGGGGATTTCAAAACTTCATTTTGATGCCGCTGAAAAAGAAAAGGTATTTTTATGGTACTTCAACTTAAAGCTTCCTACCCAACCACTAACGCGCTGCTTTTCAATGATCACTTCAGTGTCGTGCATAGCGTCGATTATCTCGCGAGATTTACCAGCCTTGATAGCGTCATCCTTCGCCTTATTTCTAATGATAATTGCAACATTGTCTGGATTGTCGATGAGTGCAGATGATCCCTTGACGTGATACATTGTTGGTCTTTCGCCTTCAACTGGCTTGCGAAAATGACATACGAGATGCACATGACTGCCGCTTTCCTTGACAAAATTTTGCAGAGTGTTCACGATTTCAGCCTGCTTTTCCATGTCAGCTTGACCTTTAATTCTCATCATTGAGTCAATAATGAAATCTGTGCATCCATATCTACGATTGGCAAACCATAGCATTTCCATCAACTCTTCCATTGCTATACTTCCAACGACATCAGCAAATAGAAGATACCTACCTATTTCTTGACAGAATCGACGCAACTTCGGCTCGTTGATCTCATGACCCATACAAACCTTTGCCAACCTGCCGATTTGATTCTCAACCAACATCTCCATGGTTGCCTCAAAAATATATCTCCTCTTACTTACTACGTTTGCCTTCAAAAAGTTAAGCATAGTACTCTTGCCAGCAAAGGCTAAACCGCCCCATACTGTCAATTCTCCTGGTCGAAAATAAAACCCGGTACCCTCATGCCAATCGCCCTTAAAAAATGGCAATGTAAAGGCTTCCTCCTTGGGGGTGTATGAAGCCACAACACGTTCCTCCAACTCATCACCACGCACGAATTTATGGATTGCGGCCATCTTGGCATTTCCAATCCAATCTAAAGCGTCCTTTTGAGTGTAGCCAGATTTTAGACAATCGTTCGCATCCTTTTTGGGCATTGAGACAATCATGCAACGATGCTTACCTAGACGCTGGATGATCTTGTCGGTTAATTCTCTTCCGGCTTTGTCTTGATCAAATGCCAGATAAATTGTGTCAAATGGAGCTAGATTATCCCACTCGTACTCAACCCATGATGTGCCGGTGCCATTAGGAATAGAGATAGAATCGACTCCCCATTGAGTCCAAGTCATGCAGTCGATTTGACCCTCGCAAATGAGAACTGTTTTATCCTTATATGCTTGTTCATTGAGTGCATGCCATCCAAACATACATGGGGCGCAATCTTTTTCCTGCCATACCTGCTTAGGTTCAGTAAGAGTACGATATGAACGATTGATCAACTCGCCATCTGGCGCGTAGCATGGAAAAACAATAGCCTGTCTTTCGCGGACTCCCTCAACCTTAAATTTCCGTATGATGTCAATCTTCAAATGCCTAGCACCTGTGAGATATGCAACACCTCTACCCTCTGTGGCAAGTTCAGGTATGGAATTTACAGGCTTGCGGTAATCCTTCTTTTTTGCATCGACTGGATCATTAATACCAAGGTAATGTTTAGCCTCCTTGATGGCTTGTGCCGCTGTAATTCCTTTTGTGATGCGCCACAAATCGAGAAGATCGCCTTTATTGGAATCATCAGCCCAATCTCGCCAGTTTCCAACGTAACTGCCAACAAAAGCCACCTTCAGGCTTTTTCCTGGCGATCCAGCAATGTCTCCACACACCCAAAACTGTCCATCTTCTTTGCCGCCAGGAAGAAGAAGCTTACAGACCTCTAAAGCCTTGTTTGAGAGCTTTTGGCTAATATCAGCTACCGTTACCATACTGACACCTCCTCGACGCTCTGAGGGCCATCTGTGTGCGAAATAGAGGCATCTGGTGAATTATTTTCACGGTATGATTCCAAAACTTTGTTGAAATCGACATCTATGGTCGATTCTGGCTCTGGAGGAAGCTTTTCAAACCACTCTTGAAATTCCATAAAATTAGGGTTGTCCTTGATTGGATCGGCAAATTTAACCTGTGGCTGTTTAATGTCGGCCCGCTCGATTTCTTCTCCATCTTCCCACCCTCTCGCATTTAGCCATGTTGCGGGATGGGGGATGAATTGTCCATTGTCTTTTAGCCAGTCAGGTGATTCCAAGGCAACTCTAAGGCCAGAAAGTAACATATCGTTGGTTACGCCCTTGAGTGCCTTGAATGCCTTTAAGGCTTGCCCCTTCGACTTCTTCCTTGGATAAAGTTTCCAAAACTGCTGGAATGGCAATGGATAAAAATCATCCTGCTCAATAAGTTGGTTTTTATTCTTTTCTTCTTTGGGTGCTTCTTTTTCAGTACTTAGTACATGCTGGTTTCCAGAGATGGCTTCCCGTAATACGGCTTCCCGTTGATGGGTAGCCGCATCTGGAAAGCCGTTACTGGATGGATTATCTTGCCACTCCCAGATAGATGGAAGTATTTTACCAGTTTCCTCGCACTTTTGTTGCGTTCTCTTGAGGTAATTAAACTGCTCCAATTCTCTAAATGCCCCATGAAGTGCCTCGCGCCCCTCAGTTCCCTGTTCTTGAATCCAAGAGGCGTGCGATTTCCAGTCATTCGGGAGAGACAACATCATGGCGAGAATGCCGCGAGACTTGAACGACAATCTTTTGTCACGCAAAAGGTCGTTTGGAAGTATTGTGTAATTTGCCGATAGCTTTTGTCTGTGGATAGTGATCATTTCAAATCCACCTCCTTATCAAAAATAGATGTAGCCTTTTTCATTAAATTATGAATCCTTCTTACGCGAGTCTTGCGCAGTGACTCCTTTTTTCGCTCATCAGTTTTGATGTTTTTGAAAAGGTTGATGCATTCAAGCATGCTCTCGCAGAACTCAACAAGATCAGGATGATTAGAATCCATCGACTCTTGTACGCTGAACATCAAGAGGCATCGAATTGGATCACGAAGCATGGTTTTATTGAAAGCAGTTCTTCCTTCGTGATAATCTTGGTGGCACGAATGACACAAGCAGGCTAATTCAGAATCGTCGTATTCCCATGGTTCTGCACCTTTTCGATAGTCCCAATGATGAATATGCAATTCTTCTGATGGATCGGCGCAAAAAGAGCAGGAGAATTCATGCTTCTTCATTATTTCCAACCGTCGCTTTTGCCAGCGTGGGTCTTTGAGTTTTTGCCAATAAGGGATTGTGGAAATAGACATAGACATAGAAATCCCCCTTCAAGTGAGGCCCACCGATGCGAACAAAGGTGGCTTGAAGGGGGTAAATTTATTTCTGCAATCATTGGCCTCAACAATGATTTGTCGTATTCGACACACAACTTTGATCCAAGTTGCCAAGAGCGTCAACAAAAACTACCCAATTGCGGCCAGTTCTTCGTGCTGTGCCAGCACATTCTGCACATAGGAAGAGTCATCAACTCCAGCTTCGAGCAGGCAATTGTAAAGCCTGTCTGCATCCTTGCGCGATTCGGCCAGCTTACCACGCCATATATCTTCGATGCGGATCAGTTGCGCCTGGAAGCTCTCCTGGCGTTCTTGAAGGCGCTGGTTTAACTCGGTGATCACCTCACCTATTTTGAGGCATTTAAGCTCCAATTCGGCAGATTTCTTGATGATACTGTTACGTTCTAGCTCAAGTTGACGGGCGAAGTCTGTAGGAACCATGTATTCTTGGGCAAAAGCCATTTTCTCAGCCGCATCTGTCTCTGGTGTTGGTGTATTCATATTCAGTTATTGATAAAGTGTGCGTCAATCTCTGCTGCAATGTCCTCAACCATGTCGTCCAAAGTATCCACAGCACATTCCCAGACTGCATCGCGCATCAATGGGTCGTAGCTGGCGATTTGAACGGCTAGCAGGTGGATAAGTACTTGGGTGGTTTCATCCCTAGATGCCTTCGTGTTATTAAGAGTACGAGCCAACTGATTGTGAAGTCGGCACTCTGCCGATGGTTGTTTTGAGTTTGGCATTATTTGATTGTTCTCCGGCATCTTCTTACACCTTTTGGTGTTGTTAAAATTTCTTCATCGCTCCATCCATTTTGGATTCTGTTCCATATTACAGAATGAGGCCAGTTCAATTCACGGCACCATTGAGTAAGCAGTTTAGACTCTCCATTTAAAGTTAAAAATTTAGAGTCACAACGATTCTCAGCTTGTTGCTTTGCCGTTGCCCATCTCACGTTGCACGGCTCATAATTTCCATTATTATTGATTCTGTCTAATGAGTAAGATGAATCTGGAGGATGACCAACATCTTTAAAAAACAGATCAAACGGACTTTCTCCATTTTCACCAAATCTCCAACGGTTACACACTTGAATACCACGTTTGCGATAATTCACATGTTGAGGTTTTGATCCATAACATCTGTTAAGCATAGATCTCCAAGCCATGTGAGTTTTTGATTCAATATCACCTCTGTATTGCCCGTGTTTTACAGGTGAATTTTTACCTTTTAGGCAACCGCAACTTTTCTGCTTCAGCTTTTTCCCATCAATGCCTATCCATTTTTTGTTTCCACAACTACATGCACAAAAGCAGTACCATTTGTTTTTTAGATATTGAAATTGATGATCAAGAACCAAAAGGTTATCAAATTGATTTCCCACCATTTTTTTTCGGTCTTCCGCCCTTTTTGCCATTAAGTTTAGACGATTGTGACTTAGCCATACTTTTTGCGCTGCCGCCTTTTTTTCCAAGTTCAACTGCGTTTGGATTTTTGTTTTCATTCATAATGATAATAACCTAAGCGTTTAGCTTTTCAAGAGAAAATATCAATAATCACTTTTTCTTCTTCGCCTTTTTCTGCCTTGCGTTGGATTGTCTCAATTTTTGTTTTGCTTGCTTCGTCGCCAGATATGATTCCAGCGTATCTGCATAAATCGACATGGTATTTTTCGCACAAATTGTCTTCGTCGATAAGTCGTTTGCGGACGCTCGTAACACGGACAAGAATTCTTTGGCTAGTTGATCCTTGAACTTTTTTCTTGCCCAATGGTGCATCCCTAGAATCTCGTTCCATGATGGTAACTTGCTTGGAATTGTAAGCGAGCAGATCGGGACTGGCATTTGGGAAATGTCGCAAGATTCCATGGTAATTTAGAGTCACATTATCCCTCCATTTCCAATTCAATCACGCGAATCCTTGCCCACTCAATCCATTCGGATTCGGCTTTGCTGATTTCCTCTTTGCAGGAGTGATAGACAATCGCATCGTCAAACAGTGCGATCTTTTCTTTGTTTGGATTCATACGTCGATCTCGTCTGTATTGAAATAATTACGCACGTTGCTACTTGGGTATGCAGCGCTAAGAAGCGGAAACACCAAGTCCATAATTGTGGCTCGGCATGTCATGTCATCGTCCGGAATCTCAATCGAGATCGTTGGTGATGGTATGCCTTCTCGCGGAGGATTGATTGTTGGTTCAAGAGTAAGTTTCATATAAAAAGTGTGGCCGATATAACCCTCGGCCAACGGGCTTGTTGATTTAGATTACTGCCAGATTTTCGTTCTAAAACGGAATATCATCACCATTATCTAATTCTGTTTCTTGCCGCTTAGCTGGAGTTGCTGTTTTTGGCGCAGAACGAGATCCACCATCGAAGATGAACTCTTTTCCATTGCCAATAAATGGAGTGTACTTCTTGGCTTGGCGTTCTTCCTTGGTGGTGCTCTCAGATACACTGTGAGTTTTGCCAAACTTGTCTTCGCCATCACGGTTGCTTTTCACATCCAGAGATAGGTAACACTTGCCATTTGCATGTGCGTTGATGCGGCTCTCTGGGATGCAGATTGCGACATACTCTTTGCCGTCTTTTCCGGTGATTTTCTTTGCGCCCTGAAGAGCGAGAAGATCAAAACTGATATTGATTGTGCTATTTGCCATATTGTTTTTGTTATTTTAACCAGCGTTTTTGCTCCCAGATTGGTACATCTAGTGAGATGATTCCTTTACCGTATCCTTGCCACTG